ATGAACACATGGACACAAGTTTATGATCCATTCGGAAACATTTGGATTTCGGCAGCGGTCGCACTTATTCCGATTATCTTTTTTTTCTTAGCTTTAGCAGTTTTCCGCATGAAGGGGTATGTAGCAGGATTTATTACAGTTGTACTTACAATTTTAGTAGCGTTATTCGCTTATAAAATGCCGTTCACGATGGCAATGGCAGCGACCGGATATGGTTTCTTATACGGATTATGGCCAATTGCTTGGATTATCATTATGTCGGTATTTTTATATAAAATTTCTGTGAAAACAGGTCAATTCGATGTGATTCGTGCATCGGTATTATCGATTACGAACGATCATCGTCTACTCGTTATTTTAATTGGATTTTCATTTGGAGCATTTTTAGAAGGAGCGGCAGGATTTGGGGCACCAGTAGCGATTACAGCAGCACTTCTTGCGGGGCTTGGCTTAAATCCTTTATACGCAGCAGGTCTTTGTTTGATTGCAAATACTGCACCAGTGGCGTTCGGAGCGATGGGAATTCCGATTACAGTTGCTGGACAAGTAACAGGTATTGATCCACATAAAATTGGACAAATGGCTGGGCATCAATTACCGTTCCTATCATTATTTGTGCCATTCTTTATCGTATTTTTAATGGATGGATTTAAGGGGATACGACAAACGTGGCCTGCGTTATTTGTAGCGGGTAGTTCATTTGCGATTACGCAGTTCATTACAGCGACATTTTTAGGACCAGAACTTCCGGATATTACATCGGCACTTGTAAGTTTAATTAGTTTAGCGCTGTTCTTAAAAGTTTGGCAGCCGAAAGAAACTTATCAATCTGGGCAAGCAAATAGTGAAGTAGCAGAAACAACGACAGCGGCATCGATGCCGAAATTAACGTTTGGAAAAGTAGTGAAGGCATGGTCCCCATTTATCGTATTAACGGTTATGGTAGTCATTTGGAGCCAAAGTTTCTTTAAGGCATTATTTGCTCCAGGAGGGGCTTTAGAAAGTCTTGTATTTAAGTTTGAAATTCCAGGTCTGCATAATCTAGTAATGAAAGCAGAGCCAATTGTAAATAAACCAACGCCTTACGAAGCGATTCTGAAGTTTGATGTATTATCGGCAACCGGAACAGCGATTTTAATTGCGTGTATCATTTCCATGTTTATTTTGAAAATGAATGTAAAAGATGCAGTAGTGACATTTAAAGAAACGTTAAGCGAATTAAAAATGCCAATTCTATCTATCGGATTCGTACTAGGGTTTGCATTTATCGCAAACTATTCTGGTCTATCTTCCACGTTAGCGTTAGCATTAGCTGGAACTGGCGGACTATTCCCGTTCTTCTCACCATTCTTAGGCTGGATTGGCGTATTCCTAACAGGGTCTGATACGTCTGCGAATGCACTGTTCTCAAATTTACAAGCCATTACAGCGCAGCAAGTCGGCGTATCTGAAGTGCTTCTCGTTGCAGCAAATACAACAGGCGGTGTAACAGGTAAAATGATTTCCCCACAGTCGATTGCGATCGCTTGTGCAGCAGTTGGTCTTGCTGGAAAAGAATCGGATTTGTTCCGTTTTACAGTTAAGCATAGTTTGTTCTTCGTTATCATTGTAGGGATTATGACTTATGTGCAGGCTTATTATTTAACGTGGATGATACTTTGGCAAGTTTTGTGAAAACGAACGAAGATGAAAATGCGTTTATATAGAGGTTCTACTGTTATATAATGCATTTTTAAAATTGATGAAACACCACTTATGGGGCAGAGATGGGGCAGAAAAAAGAGAGTTGCCCATTCATAAAAATACTTAAGGCATTGTATGAGTAAGTAGTGTTTCAAAATGATTACTTGCTTTTTTGTTTACTTCTTCTAGCACATGAGCATATATATTCATGGTTGTCTGTATGTCACTATGTCCTAGACGCTCTGATATGACCTTTAGGTTCTCGCCCTGTGTTAATAAGTAAGTAGCATGAGTAGAGCGCAGACCATGTAACTTAATGTGACGTAATCCATGTTTTTGCGTGAAATACTGCCACCGAGTACTCGCTTTTTCAGGTGTAAGAGGCCTGCCATTCCAGGTAGAGAATAAAAAGAGATGTTCCTCACCTTCCCATAAATCACCACAAGCTATACGTTTTTCAGCACAGTACTTTTTATATTGTTTTAGCTTAGTTGTAAAAGTAGGAGGAATAGAGATAATTCTTTTTGATTTACTTGTTTTCGGTTCTTTTAGTAATATTTCCTTGCCTGCTCGTACAATGGTTTGTTGAATATGGACCATATCATTTTGAAAATCAATGTGTCCCCATTCTAAGCCTAATAGTTCACCTCGACGCATACCAGTAACAATAGCTAACTGGAATAGCATTTTATTCATATCCTTTTCTTGTTCCGTTAAGGCTAAAATCTTAACGATTTCCTTTTGATCGTAAGGTTGCAATTCCTGCCTCTTATTTTTAAGTTTTGATACACCATCCATAGGATTCTTTTTGATAAAGCCCCACTCACAAGCTTTTTTAAATAGCATTTTAACTCTTGTATGAATGGAATTAATTGTAGTGGTTGCTAATCCTTTAGCTGGCAACTTTCCATGGAATAAAGTGACTAAATGAATGGTTTTTATATCTTCCACTTTTTTATTTCCAAGCACAGGGATGATATGTGTATCTAATATATGAATGTAATTAAACAATGTTGTCTTTTGTAAATTCGTTTTTGCATACTTTTGTATCCATTCCGCAAAAAAATCCTTAAATAGCATCTTTTGTGGCTTTATATATTCACCTACTTCTATTTCTGCTATAAATAAAGCAAGTTCTTTCTCTGCTTGACGTTTATTCTTTGCAGTAGCCATCTTCGAACGTCTGATAGGATTACCTTTTTCGTTATAGCCTACAGTTACACGCATCCGCCAGTTGGTGCCGTGTTTTTCGAGTGTACCTTTCATAGAAACTCACCTCTCATTATGTTAAATAACCACTACTAGCTGGGGGCAAGTGAGGAGGTTAGTTTGAATATATCTCATTATTAATAGGCAATAGCTATCTGAAAGAGGGGGAACTACTTTAAGCGCAAATTGTTAGAAATGTCTTGCAACTCACGTCTGGCTTGTATAAGTACATCCATAGCTTTTTCATATACTTCTGCACTTAAATCATCAAAGATTAATTCTATTGGTTTTATTGTACCTGGACGGATTTTTATTTCCCCTTTTCCTCCTAAACTTGGAAGTTTAGCCATTTTTTTGGGATCTTCATATTTCTTATTTAATTCACTTTGTAAATTATTAATATCCTTAGCGATTTTATCTATTATCCCTCGGTCGGTGTTCCCTATTCCTTCTAGATTAGCTACAGCCTGACCTATCAAATTTTGCAAATTATTTTCATCGCCAACCACATGATTAGCACTTTGTATCCGTTTAATTTCATTTTGAATTTGTTCAACACTGTAACCAGTATGTTTTTCCCATAAATCCCAACCCTCAGGATCATTTGTTTCTTCTGTTAAATATTCAACGGGGACAGTTAGAATTCGAGAAATTTCTAATAATATATTTTCATCTGGGACGCGACTTCCCTTTTCATAATAACTGACTGCTTGCTGTGTCATATTCAGTTTTTCAGCTAATTCTTTTTGGCTAACACCTTTCCTTTGACGGGCTATTTTTATACGTTTCAAATAAATCCCCTCCTATCTCAAAATCATTTTAACAAGAAAAACAAAATATTACAACAACGTTGTTGACCGTGCAACATTGTTGACTGTACAACGTTGTTGTGGTAAATTACTTTCATACAACGCTGTTGTAAAAAATAAGAGGAGCGGGGAAATCATGAAAGCAAATCAAGACATTAGAGATTTAATTTATACTAATCGTCTAAAAAATTGGCAAGTTGCAGAACAAGTTAGTATTTCAGATAGTCGTTTATCTGTATGGCTACGCACACCATTAAACGATGAACGCAAAGCACGGGTTTTAAAAGCGATAGACGAGTTAACAAAATAGGAGGACTAAAAATGGAACGATCTACACTTACGGCAAGAGAGGCAGCTAAATACTTAGGGGTATCTCTAGATTTAGTTTATAAGGAAAGTATATACGGTTCCTTGCCATGCGTTCGAATTGGTAGGAGAAAAATATTTCGAAAAGAAAGCCTCGACAGATGGATGATCAAGAAAGAAATGCAGTGCCTAGAAGGTGGGCAAACCACCAACATATGAATAGGGCCTGAGAATATTGTGTTAGAGGAGTAGTGAATTGGTATTTACGACTCGTCTTTGATGACGAGACCCTTACGAGTCGACAGTGGTGTCGAGCCGCAAAAAATTAGGAGGTTTCATAATGACAAAACAAACGATTATAGACGTACCAGAACAAAAAGTAGTTGCGGTAGAGCAACAGCTAGTAAATTTTAATGGCGCAGAGATTATGGCAGTTAAAGCGAATGATGAAAAAATTTATGTTGGAGTTAAGTGGGTATGTAAAGGGATTGGTTTATCAGACGACCAAACAAGGAATGAACGTAAGAAAATTCAAGGCGATTTAGTTTTAAATCGAGGTGGGTCAAATTTAACTCTCCCTACAAATAGTGGGGTTCAAGAGGTTTTGTGTATAGAATTACAGTATCTCCCACTGTGGTTAGCTAAAATTTCCATCACACCAAATATGCGATTAAATCAACCGGAACTCACACAAAATTTAATCACATATCAGTTAAAAGCTAAAGATGTATTAGTGGATGCATTTATTAAGAAGGAAGCGAAACAAAAACAACCTAAACCACGCAAAAAATCGATCAATCTCGTATTCCGACAAGAAATGGATATGGCAAGAACACTAGCAAGCATAACGGGTGTAAAAGAAGGTATCGCATATGCAGTAGCTATCGAGCGTGCGGAGCAAAAGACAGGTGAAGATTTCTCTTCTTATAAAAATTTGTTACCCACAGTGACGCATGAAACAGGATTCTTGAATCCAACACAAATCGGTGAGCGGATAGGAAAGAAATCCAGAGCTGTAAATACTCTTCTTCAAGAACGAGGGTTGCAAGAAAAAGTAAATAAAGAATGGCGCTTAACAGATGAAGGGAAGAAATTTGGTGAAGAGATGCCGTATACACGAAATGGGCACAGTGGATATCAAATTAGATGGAGTGGAAGCGTGGTAGATGTATTGGAAAGGGAATGAATTGAATTTACCCACAAGTTATCAACAGGTTATGCACAATATCCACATAAGATTGAAGAGGATGTAAATAAGAATGTGGAGATTTGAAAGGAGTGTAGATATGAACGCAGTCATTCATTTATCAACTGATATTCGTTTTCTGGCAGATAGGATAAAAAAAGAAATATACAGAGATCACTTTCTTATGAGGGATGTAATGGACTTAGGTCTAGGGATGTTTGGTTATCGATCACCAAATTTTAAAGGGGGATGTGGTGATACGAAAGGAACATTTCACGAAGTATTATTCGGAATACTTTTCCCATATTTAAAATCACAGATAGCTTTTGGTACTGGTAAAGGCGGATATAAAAAATACGGTGTTAAAAGATATATTGCAGATTTTTATGACGAAGAACACAAAACCATTTATGAAATAGATGGGAAATCTCATCGAACCAAATTAGGGATACTTAGTGATGTGCTACGAGATAGATTTTTCAGAAATGAACTAGGGATTAAAACAATTCGAATTTCGAATGAAGGTGTAGAAAAACTCCTTGAAGACAGATTGTCGCTACTACAGGAAGAAGGGGGACTTAAGGATGTTGCTTGATATCAACCGAATTAAAATAGTGGAACGTATCCGTAAAGAGTTTGGAAATATAGAAGAACTTGCGAATGACATTCAAGAAAACGGGCTCATTAACCCACCTGTGGTCACACCAGATCATGAATTAATCGCTGGAGAAAGAAGATTGCGGGCTTGTAAGCATTTAAGCTATCAACAAATTGAAGTACGTGTCATGTCTGTTAGAGACTATGAGCACAAGTTGAAAATTGAAATAGGCGAGAATGAACACAGTAAAGAATTTACTTTCTCTGAAAGAATGGCATGGGCGAGGGAATTGGAGAGAGTGGAGTCGGCTAAAGCGAGAAAACGGCAAGGAATGCGAACGGACTTAAACATCGTGGAAAATTTTCCACAAGGTAAGGTGAGGGATGTTGTAGCCGAAAAAATCGGTATAGGTAGTGGGAAACAATATGAAAAAGCTAAATTTATTACAGAACACGCTGATTCCTCCACGATTGCCAAATTAGACAACGAGGAAGTAAGCATACATAAGGCTTACACAGAATTGCATGCGAAATTGAAGGAAAAGGACAAACTCCTCCACCAAGAAACAGAACGGAGGAAACGTGCCGAGCAAGAAACATTTTCAGCACGTAAATCGGAAGAGCTCACTAGAAAACAGTTAGAGGAAAGGGAAGAGCAGGAACCAAAGATTATCGAGAAAGAAGTAGTAGTCGAATCTAAGGAACATATTAACATTATAAATAAATTAAATGATACTAATAAAAAACTTAAAGAAGAACTCCGATTCTATCAAGAGCAAGCCGAATCCCTGCAGCAAGAAAATGAAGAATTAAAACAAGACGAGGAAACAGCTGGGTATTTGCCAGATTGGAATGTAAATACGTTTTGTTACGAATTAGAAGAAATTGTGAGAGCGTGTTCTTTTAGTAGCAAACAGATGAGCACGATTATTGCAGCTTCGTCGAATGTGAAAGCAAATATCTATAGAAATATGACGACCATTCAAAATCTTATGAAAGAGTTAGAAAATGCACTAGAGAACGATATTATCAGTGTTTAATACATACAAAATGGAGGAATGAAAATGAATCAATTACAAGTTTTCAACAATAAAGAGTTAGGACAAGTTCGAACGGTGGTACAAGGTGAAGATGCTTGGTTTGTAGCAAAAGATGTTTGCGAAGTGTTGGATATAAAAAACACAACACAAGCTGTTCAAAAATTAGATGAAGATGAGGTGACTATGTTTAACATAGGAGGCTTATCAGGCAATACAAACATCATTAACGAAAGTGGACTTTACTCACTAATCATGACAAGTCGCAAACCACAAGCGAAAGCATTCAAAAAGTGGGTAACAAGCGAAGTAATTCCTTCTATTAGAAAATACGGAGCATACATGACAGATCAGGTCCTGGAACAAGCAGTAACCAATCCAGACTTTGCAATCGGTCTTCTCACTAGATTAAAAGAAGAGAAAGAAAAGCTTGCAGCAGCACAACGACAAATTTTACAACAACAGCCACTTGTAACATTCGCAGAAGCGGTACAAGTATCAACAAACCTTATCAGCGTCAAACAGTTAGCGAACTTAATGAGACAAAAAGGAATCAACACAGGTCAAAATAGACTCTTTGAATGGTTTAGAGAAAACGGATATCTTTGTAAGAAAAAAGGCAGTCTGTACAACACACCAACACAACATTCGATGGACTTAGAGTTGTTTGAATCACAAGAGTTTGTAAGAACAAATGGACAAGGTGAGTTCGTAACATCGTTTACTACAAAAGTCACGGGGAAAGGTCAGCTTTACTTTATTAATCAGTTTCTTGGTAAGAAGGCAGTGTAAATGAGGGGAGGCATGAGATAGAGGTTGTGGAGGCGATTTACAGCAGCACGCAATGGATATCCGGACACAGACAAGTCTTAGAAAGCAAAAAGGCCCTATAAAATAGGACCTTTCGTAGAAACACTACTTGAATGTGCACGGGCGTGAGACCTACTTACACTGTTGAAAAAATGCCTTCACCCTACTATACCAGAAAAGTGTTTCATGTAAAACAAGAAAAAGACCTTTAGAACGACAAAAACATAAAAAAATATTGAAATACAGGAGGGGAGAATGACACATGATAGAAAATCCAATGGTTTTACATAACGGATACGGCATTCGTGATCTACAGGAAGAGGAGCCGATACCGTTCAAAGATATGTGTGGTTCGGATGTATTTCTAGAGGATGATGTTCTGGTTTCTCCAGACGGAGAAATTTTACTACGGGAGAATGCGATTCCTTATTTACTTTCTATTTTAGGATTCCAGGAAAGAAAGGCAGGTGAATGGGATGAGTTTACAACAAAAGATTGAACATGAGATAGCTATTTTAAGGCGTCTCATCAACCGGCATAAGCGTTGTGGGGATTCAGAATCTATTTGTATGATCATTGCCTATGAATATGGCCTGCAGACGCTGATGGAAATCTATGAATTAAGTAACCAAAAAGAGGTGATGCCGTTTTGAATGGAGCGATTGAAGAATTAAAAAAATCGCTAAAAGTGTACGAAAGAAAGTTAGGGGAACATGAGAAAGATTGGGAAAGGTGGCTAGAAAAGGGGCCGATTATTGAACGGAATAAATAAGATACAACAGATATGATTTCTGATTTGAGAGCATCCATATTCATTCTGGAAAGCATGGAGAGGAGTGAACAAAATGGAAATCACAAACGGTGCTGATATTACCAGAAGTAAAAAAGTGAAAGTCATTATCTATTCCAAGCCGGGTAATGGGAAAACAACGGTAGCTGGACTGTTACCAGGTAGAACATTGGTCCTGGATATCGATGGGACAAGCCAAGCGTTATCGGGTTATGAAAATGTAGACGTAGCTAAGATTGATGGAACGAATCCACACGATAGTATTCTGCAGTTTTTCGCCATTGCTAAAGCAAACATCGATACATATGACAATATTTTTATCGATAATCTAACACATTACCAAAAACTATGGTTGCTGAAAAAAGCAGAAAGTACCAAAAGTGGGATGCCAGAGATAAAGGACTATGCTTTACTCGATAACCATCTTTTAAAGCTAGTAGAAACACCTTTAATTCATTAGATGCGAATGTTATTTTCACAGCTTGGGAAACAACACGACATATCACCCATGATGATGGGCAGCAATATACACAATTCATTCCTGATATACGCGATAAGATCGTCAATCACATTATGGGAATTGTTCATGTGGTCGCAAGACTAGTTACAAAAGCAGATGGCATACGAGGATTTGTTTTAGAAGGCGATCAAAGTATTTTTGCAAAAAATCATGTAGGTGCCCGAAAAGGTTGTCTACAAAACGAAATCATACAAACAATCGAGGAGGAAGATACATGTTTACAGTAGACCCAACGCAAGCAAAAGGATTTGACCAAGTGAAGCCAGGTGAGTATGAAGTAACAGTCGTGAAATATGACCAGACAACATCACAAAATGGGAACCCGCGTATTATCGTGGATTATGAGATTCGTAGTGATGTAGCGCAACCACATCAAGGACAACGCATACGTTTTGACAACTTCGTCGTGACGGAGAATTCGATGTGGAGAATCCATACGGTGTCTACTGCAGTAGGATTAGCCGATAAGCATTTTAGAAGTTATAAAGAATGGGCAGATACATTGATGCATAAGTCGCTCAGACTAGTGGTAGGAGAAAGAGAATACACCGGTAAGAAGTATCCGCAGGTGAACGGATTTAAGCCTTCAGAAGTTGCACCGATTCCAAGTATCCAGATTTCTGATTCGGATGTTCCTTTTTGAACATGAAAAGAAAAGTATGTGGGTAGAGAGCAGATAACATTCTCTCTCTAACCCGTTATGTAATGGTTGGGAGGATGAGAAAGTGTTATCTACTGTAACATCGCGCAAAGAAAAAATAGAGCTTACCTATGACAGAGTAATGGATATAACTCATTTTAAAACACTTACAAATACAAAGGCTATCAACCAAAAAATAACATACGAAGATTTTTTAAACAGGATAAGAGAGCCTATGATAACCACGGAAAAAGGGAATGCAGGCGGATTTGTAGGTGGGTATGTTCAAGAGCGTAGGAATAAAGCCAATGTAAAAAGCAGAAGCATGATAACAATTGATATCGATGAAGTGCCAGAAGGTGTAAATGTATGGGAGAACATTGAAGGCTTTACGAATTTTGCAGTTGCCATGTATGCAACACACAACCATACAAAAGAGAATCCGCGGTACAGAGTCCTCATACCTTTGCTTTACGACATTGAACCAGAACACTATGAGGAGGTTACACAATATGTAGTTGGCATTCTCCAAGTGTGGATAGATGAGGGGTCTTGTCAATTTGAGCGACACATGCACTATCCAACTTGCAGTAACCCTAATGATTACGAATTTTATTATCAAGACTTACCTTTTTTTGATGCAAGTTTTCTTACAAAACAGCATGAAGAAATCCAAACCTTTAAAAAGAAAGAAAAAGCTGACCCGCGTACAAAACAAAACTGGATTGGAGCATGGACAAATATATATGCGGTGACGGATGTTTTGAACCATTTCTTATCAGATACGTATGAACCATTCAGAAGTAATAGATATACCTATATGGACGGCAGCACGAAGGGCGGATTAGTGGTTTACGATGGTGACGTACATGCACATAGCAATCATTCAACAGACCCGATATACGGTGAGAATGTAAATAGTTTTGATTTATACAGGCTACATACATTTGGCCATTTGGATAATGGCACAGAGGAGATGAAGGACAAACCGAGTTATAAAGCCATGATTGAGCATTGTAAGAAAGATGAAAAAGTGAGGGAATATTATGAGAAACATATAAAGTTTGAAGTCAAAATGAAAGGCTCATCAGTGATAGACCTAAAAAAAGAATTGAGAAATAGGTATTTTGAGGAATTATCTCGATTAGAAAAAGAATGGGAAGATAGTGGCAAAAAAGGAAGGAAGCCAATCACGATTAGCCCTGCAAGATGTTCAGTAATTCTACCTGAATACATTCGTTTCATCCTTTTTGATTTAGAAGAAAGTACCCGTCTAGCCATGTATGTACCAGAAGAAGGGGTTTATACTCACAACACAACTTTTATTAAAAGGGTTATATCATGGTTAGAACCTAGATTAAATAATACAAAGGCCGAGGAAGTTATTTACCATTTAACAAATAAAGCGGAAGTGCAGGAGAAAACCAACTCAAGGTATTTAATACCAGTTCAAAACGGTGTATTTAACTTGAAGACTAAGAAACTAGAACCTTTTACCGCCGATTATGTTTTCACCACCAAGATTACCACACGTTATTATGAAGACCCTGTTAATCCTATTTTAGATGGTTGGGATGTAGTTAGCTGGGTGAAATCAATAGCGTGTGGAGATTTAGAAATCGAAAATCTTTTATGGCAAGTAATGAACGATGCTCTTAATGGTAACTATTCACGAAGAAAGTCTATTTTCCTTATAGGTGAAGGAAATAATGGTAAGGGAACATTCCAAGAACTAATTATGAACTTAATTGGTATGAAAAACATAGCAACATTAAAAGTAAATGAATTTGACGAACGATTCAGATTGAGCGTTCTTGAAGGGAAAACAGCGGTTATAGGTGACGATGTACCAGCCAATGTATATATAGATGATTCCTCTAACTTTAATAGTGTTGTAACGGGTGACATGGTTTCCGTCGAATTTAAAAACAGACCTATCTATAATACAGTTTTTAGATGTAGTGTTATTCAATCAACAAATGGTATGCCAAAATTTAAGAATAAAACAAACGGAACGATAAGAAGGATTGTCATCGTACCATTTCAGGCTGATTTTAACGGCAAAACGGAGAACTTCAAAATCAAAGACGAATATATCAAAGATGAACGAGTGTTGCAATTTGTCTTATATAGAGCGATTAACATGGACTTTGAAACTTTTGATATTCCAAAGGTTTCCTTGCAAGAACTGGAGGTATTCAAGCAGGATAATGATCCGGTTCTTGATTTCAAGCTATCTATTTTTGACGAATGGGGCATACAGGAAGTACCGAAATATATCGTGTACGGATTCTATAAAAAGTTTTGTATGGACAACGGGTATAAATATTTGGCAGATAGACAATTTTATAAGCAATTTAGAAGGTATTTAGGTGAGGAATGGGAAGATTCACAGAATAGATTCCGTTATGACAGCCTGATCAAGTATGTCGGGGACTTGGATAAGATGAATCTAGGATTTGGGTTTCCTGATCAATCTAAACCATGCAAAACTTATAAGAAAAATACGTTTAAGGTTGTATAGCGGTAACTGAGTAACCGAGAAGTAACCGAGATTTATGTTTCGGTTACCGTGTTAAATCTTAGAGCCACAAGGGATATAGCGATTTGGTAACCGAGTAACTGAGAATTATATTGTTTTATGTTTTTAATATAAAAAAGAAGTATGTATTAAAAAAATATAAAGTAAGTGAAAATCTCGGTTACAGTTACCAGGTGTGTCAAAGTCGTTGGGGGAGTAGGGATGAGGGAGGTAACCGAGATTTGTTTTTCAGTTACCTTTTCGGTTACCGTTTAAAAAAGATAGGAGGGGACATTGATGCCAGCTTTTCACTATCGATATTCAGAATCAGAATTAAAGAAGATTCTCCAGAATTTAGAAATGGGTTTAACAAGGGACATATACCTTACAGCAGATGTGGAGAGAAAGAATGGAATCGATGAACTGCTGGAAAGTATAAAAGACCGTACACGTTTTGAAAATGAGCTCATCCGCGCATCGAAACATCCATTTGTTCTCATTGTGGAAGACGTGGAAGGATACCAGAAGATACTAAACGGAACATACCGGAGTAAGTACGAACCAAAATCCTTATTAGGAAGTTTGAAAACGTTCGAAGTACGATATAGATTTTCTGCTGTTTTTATCAATCCGATGACCACGGGTAATTATATTTATCATCATTTTTTGTATATGGCACGGGAGTTATTGAGAAAAGGATATATGTAAGCGAGGAGGATACATGGAAAAGCAAGACAAGTTAATAGAAAAACTGATTCAGAGAAATATATTTAAACTAAAGGATGGCCGGGACTTATATGAAGGAACAGAGGCAGACTTGATGGAGCTGTTGGAAGAGACGGTGTAAAATTTCATAAAAAGGGAACTCCTGTGAAAGAGTTCCTCCGAAAGAAAATGAGTGATACCAAATACAAGAAACGTTAGTGGTAAATAGTATATCCATATTCTTGAAATGTATACAAAATAACAAAGCAGCTAGCGAAAGCTAACTGCTCAGTAGAAGAAGAGAAAACCAAAGAAGTTTTAGAATAACTTGACTAAAGTGGCTGGATATTCAACAGCTTATGGATAGTATAAATCAAATACAGAAATTTATGCAGGAGGGAAAAGAATGAATGCTTGGAAAACGTTGGAACTGATGAATGAGTACGGAAAATGTAAACAATGCGGAAATGAAATAATTGGTGATGGGGAAGGGACACTAGAAATTGAAGAGGATATGTTTAAACGAACTTGCAAATGTGGCTGGATGATTGAGATTGAAGAAAATTAGATGGAAGGGCTGGTTCACCATGCGCCAAAATTTAGAATCGAAAAAAAATACTATCAGAAACCTAGTAAATTGGAGTTTGAATTCTTTCTGAATATTATAGGTATCTGAAATCCTAGAATCGCTTAGAAAGTGTTCTGGACTTATATAAAGAGATTTCATCATCCATATATAAATTGAATGGAGGGATTCGATGATAGAAAGTCCAACAGGGAAACTGAAAGGCGCGACCTTTAAATACATTGAAAGTGAATTATATGGTTACAGTGATACATTGCACGAGATTACATTCATGCGAAAGAATTTGATTTACTGTTCTTCGCATGATGATGAAAATATCGGAGGCGGGAGAAGAAATGTCGTAAATCGTCCGACCGAGCGCATAGGAACACAGCTGATGGTACATAAAAAACTGAGGCGCCTAGAAGAATTAGCAGATGCGATTGAAAGTGTATATGTATTATTAGAACGAGAGAAACAAAGACTAGTGAAATTAAAATATTGGACAAAGCCACAATGCAAGACATGGGACGGAATCGCAGAAGAGCTGCACATCACCAAACGAACAGCCTTACGTTGGAGAGATGGTATTGTGTACGCCATTGCTGAAAAATTGGGAGAAAGATAAAAGATGTCACTATTATGTCACTTTTGGCCTCAAAAAAAGAGGTATTATGGTAGTATGGAAAAGTGAAAGAGGATGAAAATCTTCTATTACCAGATTAAATGTATATGCTAAATGGCTGCATCATGCGGCAACTAAAACCGAAACCATGTGAATGGAATGGAGCCGTTGAGAGGGGAGATCATCTATAAAGAGTGTTCTCTTTTTTAGAGTCAAAAACGGCATAAAAAGGGCGTAAGAATGGGTGAATAAAATAGAGATATGTAAGTGTGACAACAAAATATTATAGGAATGTTAAGGTGAATGTCCTTTATCAAATGGTATATCTGCTAAGAAAATTTGTAACTACCTACATAGTAAGTAGAGTTCTAATTTATAGAGACGCCAGATAAATATTGAATAAGGAGTAAAATAAGCATGAGAAGGCGGGAACTATATGACGAATCCATCACCACAGCAACACCTATTATCTATTTTATTAGAAATTTTAAAAATCGCAGATAATGAGCACACGGAGTTAGATAAAAGCATTCATCGGTCCAATATTTCAGAGGATGAGAAAAGAAACTTACAAAACAGTTCTGAAACTTTAAAAAGTACAACAGAAATTGCAAGAAAATTAGTCGAAAAGTTAGAAAGATATAAATGAGTTTGCAACATTTTGATAGTACATATTTTTTCCGGGAGAAGCGTCTAGAGGACCATTGTTTTGCCCTGTAAAAAGGTCTTTTTTATGAGAAGGGTTTTGCGCGCTTTTATGTGTAGCACTCGTGAAAACGGATATTTTTCGGCTGGAAAAAAGAAAGGTTTTAGCATAATGAGAATAGGAGTATATACATGAGTATAGAACAGTTATAAATACAGTTTTCGCTAATCTTTAAGACAGAGCGCTCATTTTTGGGAGTGCTCTTTTTGTTTTCACATACCGTGGAAGAGGTACATATCTTGTATAGAAGACCCAAATCATCTTATTTTCAATCAAAGGGCACCTTGGGCACAGGTGCTCTTATGTATGGATAAGAAAATATCACGTACCAGATTGTAAAATTCATTTTAAAAGGAATGAAAAATGCACATGCAATGTATGGCAGGTCATGTGGAGTATAAATTTGCATGATGCATTTTTCATCCTTCAGAGAGAAAACTATGTCAGTGTGGAAGACGGAGAAACATAAGAAGGTAGTGTGTTTCCATGCGCCAATGCTATCGTCTGTCCGTCTTCCCTTCTTACTATGCGCTACTATTTGGTTTATTATACCAATAAAAATGAATGCAATAAAAAAAGAGACGAATGGAATCGTCTCAGTTGCAAATGTAAATACGTACAAAAAGGATTGAGTAAAATAGTGGTATAGTATAGGATTCTTCATTTGGTTTCATATACCTTTTTTTGTTTGGATTTTTTTCCTAACCATTAAACAAACGAACACAACGAACGAAAATAGGGATAGTGAACAGAATGAGGTTTTATGTCTAAACTATTATTAAACTTACATATAAGTCTTTCTGTAAGAATACTATAACTTCTTCTTTATAACCCTATACCTATATTTTTTATGAATTTATTATGAGATTGATGTTGATTTAAAGTTTATGAATCAAACTATAGCATCCATTCAGGGTGCTTTTTTATATATAAATTAAACGATTTTTGAACAAAAAAGAAGAAATAAATTGGGGGGAGAGAAGAACTGTATAATTTATATAAATGTCACTGGGGGTGATTTATGTCTGGACTATACAGTGTGTTCTCTACCCATGATATAGTATATAGTTTGATTTGGTTTTTTAGACCAAAAATAAACGTGAATTGGTAAATATATAAATGTTTTTTATTTTGCTGAATAAAGTGAGGGTGATATAAATGCGACCTTTAACAATACAAGAAATCATTAAATTGTATGAGCAAGATAATATGATTAAATTCTATAAGCACTCATATTGGCGTAAGCACATAAGAATAGTAGCACTTGAACGAGATAACAGTGAGTGCCAGAAGTGCAAGCGAAAAGGTAAGTATAGCAAAGGTAGGAACGTTCACCATATCAAAGAGTTACGTGACAGACCAGACTTAGCGTACGTATTAAGCAACCTAGAAACGCTATGCATTCCATGCCATAACAAAGAACACGGCAAAGAGAAGAATATAGTGAAGAAGCGCTGCACGATAGTAGATGAGGAGAGGTGGTAGGTAAGTGTGGACAGCCTAACGATACAAGGAAACAAGTATGAATTAAATATCATAAGACAAATAGAACGAAAGAAATCTAATGGTTGTACAACTGCTGACACTTCTTTATATAAACAATTCAAGACTGATATCTACACAACATACAAACAGATACGTCACATATGTAATCCAAGAGCATGTGAGAAGACTACACTTGAAACAGTAAAGAAAAGTCTACGTGAACATTGGCTAGAACATGATCTAAACATGTCATTAACAGAAGCTCACATTGTTATTGAATATGCTGAGCGATTCTTTGGTTTAGCTATAAAATAATGTAAGATAAATTTCCTGAGACACCCCCCGGTCAAAATATAGAAACAATTTTGTTGGGGGACCGAGCAACGCAGGGGGGAGATTTGTCTTTTTATTTTTTGCTTTTCGCGCGCGGAACAGAGAAAAAATGCATGTTATTTCGACATCTAAATTCATAAATGAAAGTGTGGTGATACCGTGACAATCAAGAAAAAGAACTATGAATTGGCTTTTGAAGACTATAAAAATGGCATGTCATACGCTGATATTGCTACAAAATATGGTGTTGCTGAAACTACTGTCCGAGATACCTGGCGTAAGCGACATTGGAAAGATGCATTACAAGAACATACTAATTTACGAGATAAGATTCGTGATGATTTACTAGGTCAAATGAGGTCAAACGGTGTCATTCACGGACATTTTCTTGATTTAGTTGAGGATTACATGGCAATGTGGGATATCAAAACCAATTTGATTGCTGATATCGAAGAACGCGGTGTATCTGTACTAGGTGCTAATGGATTTTTAAAGAAAAACGATAGTATAAACGAGTTGAATAAGACTAACACACAAATGTTAAAAATTCTTAATGAACTTGGGCTTAAAACGGTAAGTGAAGAGGTGGATGATGACGATGACATCGATTTGTAACGTCTATAGATACCACCCTTATATCAATGAGTATATGGAACTTGTGGAAAGCAGAAAAATACGATCGTGTAAAGAACAGAAACAATTAATGAAGCTCGTTAGGGAAACTTTAGATGACCAAAATGTTTATTTAGATGTACAAGCAATTGAGGACAGTGTAAACGTTCCGGCTCCTTACTTTCCATTTGAATTATTTACATGGCAAAAATTTGTTAATGCTTGTGTATTTGGTGTCAGATATAAAGATACTGATAGGTTAGTGTGGAATCAAATATTAATATTTATGGGACGTGGTGGCGGTAAAAATGGTTTTGCTGGCTATCAAAACTTCTATATGGAATCTAAACCGTTTGGTATTCATAACTACAATATAGAATGGGTTGCAACATCAGAAAAACAAGCTAAAACAACATTTGAAGATGTAAAAAATGTATTGGAAGACCCGAAGCATGAAAAGAAACTGAGAAAAGCCTTTTATAAACCAACTAAGATTTTAATACAAAACAAAAGCACAAAGTCGAAGATTCAATACCACACCTCAAATGCTCGTACAAAGGATGGATTAAGACCAGGAGCCGTATGTTTCGATGAAATACATGAATACGACGATTACGCTTCTATCAAGGTTTTCCGTTCTGCTCTAGGTAAAGTGAAAGACGGTCGAACATTCTATTTAACTACTGACGGATATGTCCGTGGTGGTGTTTTGGACGATATGAAAGAGAAAGCTCGAATGGTTTTGAGTGGCGAAGTTGAGAAAAGTAAATTATTCCCCTTTATCTGCAAATTAGACTCTGAAGAAGAAGTTGAAGATGTTGCAAACTGGGAAAAAGCCAATCCTTCTATTCGAGATAATAAAGAACTATTCGAAACGATGAAAGAAGAATGGGCCGATTGTCAAACTAACATTCCGATGCATGTTGAATTCATGACAAAGCGTATGAATATTCCTAAACAGCTGTTTCAACATAAAATCGCTACCTATGAGGATATTCTTGCAACAGATCAACCTTTACCTGATGATTTACACAAATATGAATGTATTGGTGGTGTGGATTACGCAGAATTACGCGATTTCTGCAGCGTCGGCTTGCTATTTAAACGAGAAGGGAAGCGCTATTGGATTCACCACACTTTCATATGGCACCAGGCGTTGAAAATGCAGGATATTAATCAAGATATTATTGATATTGGTGTGGAAAAAGGACTCTTTACCATCGTCTACGATAAAGAAATTGAGCCCAAACGTGTTATCAATTGGTTTTTAGACAAAGCAAAAACATACGATATTAAGCGTATCGCGATTGATAAATTCCGTTCTGTAGTCTTGAGGCCTTTATTAGAAGAAGCTGGTTTTAACGAAAGAGTTGAGGTAGTGCGACGCGGTCCGTATATCCACGCGATGCTAGACCCGTTAATCCAACATCTATTCATCAATCATCATATCGTTTTCCACGATGATCCTGTTATGCGTTGGTATTGTGGGAATATCTATGTGGACGAACTAGGAAATGGCTCAAAAGAATATAAAAAAATCGACCCTGTCAAAAGAAAAACTGACGGGTTTTTCGCGTTTACTCACGCTTTAAATTTCGATGGAGAAATCGAAGACTATGCAGTTGATTTAAACGATATGCAAGTATGGTCATTTTAACTAAAGACCAACTATGAAAAGTCAAGGGTGAAATCCAATGAAAATATTTGATGTTGTTTCAGAAAAAAGGCAAACCAAATAAACCTTAAGAAGTTAAAAAAATGAAAAGGTTATCTTTCGGGTGTATGATGAGGAATCTCGTAAGGTTTATTATTTTTCAGAACGGCATAGATAATGTAACACAACTTTCTAGCTACAGCTCCAATACAGACGTAATAATGTTTTCCTTGAGCTCTCTTTTTTTCATAAAAGGCTTTTAAAACTGGATCGCTCCGATATCCTGAAATGGCGGCTTGAAATAATGCCCGTCTAAGGTGAGAGGAACCGCGTTTAGACATGCTACTTTTCGATGCTTCGTATTGCCCTGATTGAGAGATAGAGGCATCAATTCCTGCATAAGCAACAAGTTTAGCGGGTTTATCAAAACGATGAATATCACCAATTTCACTTAAAATAGTGGCTCCTAAAATGGAGCCAATTCCAGGGATGGTCGTGATAGGGGTATTCAGTTCAACTAAGTACTCACCCATTTGTTGTTCACAATGTTTAATTTGCTCTTCAATAAATTTAATTTGTTCGAGTAACATTTTTAATTGAAAAGAAAAAGCATCTTTACAAAATGTCACACCAAAGGATTGTGAAGCGATTTGAAGGAGATGTTTTGCCTTATTTTCGCCAATTTTCTTGCGACTAGCTTTTTCCATCATTTCAGTTAATTGATCTACGGAGACATGTTCAAAATCACTAGGGGTAGTATATTCCATTAAAACTTCGGCAGATGTTTTGCCAAAAATATCAGAGAATACCGTATGGTATTCCGGAAATGTCTGATCTAATACCACAATAGCTTTTCGTTTTAAATCACTCACGCTATGTACAAGGGAGCTTCTAAAACGACTCAATTGTTTTAATGCCAGCATGGTTTCATTAGCTAAAGGTGTCTCTGTAAATCGTCCAAAGCGAATCACGTCTGCAATTAAGGTTGCGTCAATGGAATCAGTCTTACGTTTTCTAATTTCTGTTCCTTTTCTCCAAGCATTTGTCTGAAGGGGATTTAAAACAATGACAGAAAATCGCTTCTCTAAAAGAAAGGAATAGAGAGCTAACCAGTAGTGTCCAGTCGCCTCCATTCCGATTAATACATCAGTAGGGGTGTCGACGTATTGATGTATCCAATCTAAAAGTTTATTTCCACCCTCTGTATGATTTTGAAATGAAATAGGTTTTGTTAGTGTTTTTCCTGTCTGATCAATAATGGAAGCATAGTGCTTGAATTTGGCGATATCAATACCGATATAATACATGAGATTCACTCCTTATTTCATAAATGTGAGATAGCCGTGTATCCTCCTATCTAATAAGCGTTACTGCCTCGTAAGAGATACGAAGAATGACCAGTGGTCATCAACATCCAACTCATTCGTAAACCACTTATTAGACAGAGGCACCAGTCTTCAGGACGAATACAAGGATTCAGGGAGGTGGTCGGTGACACTCTATCTACAAGTAAGAGTATTCTTACTACAGTTAAAATACCCTTGGGTTTATAGGTAAATCCCTTTCCTAAAAACCTAACTTCATCATACGAGGAGGTGAATGAATTGGGGATTAGAAACATATTTCAATCATTTTTAGGTGGTAGTAGTATCGATATTCCCGATCCGGATTGTCAAACACTGCAATTAAAAGCGGAAATAGCTTACAAAAAACTATATGTTAACGCTGCTATTGATTTAATTGCACGTTCATTAATTGCTTGTGACTTTGAATCTTACAGAGATGGCAAGTTAAAACGTCATTTCAACTACTATCAATTGAATGTAGCACCTAATAGGGGTCACCATACATGTCCATCAACTTAA